ATCTACCACCAGTAGCTGGGATTTCATTATCAACAGCTACAGAGTTTTTTATAGTATTATATGTTATTCTATCTGCGTTATTAAATGCGGATGTATCATCATCAAATTCAATTCCAGATATTTTTGTTAATTGTCCTTGTGATACATTCGATACAACACCTCCACCAACGTAATACTTTACAGTTATTGTTGTATTTGATGGCGATGTGCCATATGTTTTTGTTTTTAAGAAGTTTGTTGGGTCGAATGATTCTCCTAATCTGCTAATTGAGTTAGGTAACCCTAAACCAACATTTTTAAGATTGGGAATCAATTGCTCATCACTAGCAGTTGGGTCACCTGCACCAAACTGAATAGTTGTTGTACTATCTTGATTTATTTTTGTAGTAAACCTTTTTGCAGTTTTAATTGTTTTTAAAATATATGGTACAGTTGATTTGAATTGATATAATTCTTGGTCATTTGCTTCTGTATTTGGGTAATCGACAAATACCATTTCTTGTGCTAAATAAGGTACTTCATAATATTTGTTTCCATTTGAATCCCTAACATCATATATAGAAATTATATTAGTATCTTCCAAATCAATTTTTTGAAAAGATTCATAATCACCAAATAATTCTTGTTTTTCTTTTACAACTGCCGAAATTACTTGTACATATTTTTTAACTAAATAAAATACAGGCTCTCCGGTATTTGCATCTCTTTCATATACAGTTATTTCTCTATCAACCGAATCTTCAAAATCAACAATATTTGTTGTTCTGAATTCTATGTTATTAGGCGATTGTACCGCCATTCCCTCTTTTATTCTTAAATAAAATTTTGAATCGGGTCTATTATTAGCTCCACTTCCTATTGATGGTACTAATTGATATACAGATAATGTAGATATTGCTGGCGATGTTACTTTTGGTTTGTATCCTAAAAATTGTGCCAATGCCAACATACTTTGTTCATCCTCTGCAAATGGCATTAATGATTCTTTTAAAGTATCATCAATATAATATCCCAACACATCACCAACATAGGATGCCATTTCAATAAACATCATACCAGGTGAAGTTTCATTAAAATCAGAATATGTTTTTGGAAAATATGTTTTAGCAAACTCAATTAAGTTAGCTCTAAAGCTTGAAAAATCTTTATTAAGATATTTTATATCTTTACCTTTATTTTTAAAATTTTTATTTATTGTGTTTATTGCCATTTTAATTATGCTTGAACGTTAAATGATAGAGTTTCTAAATTAACATTATTTTCTATTCTAAATCTCAAAGAAACATTTACTTGATTAGTATCTCTTAATTCATTGGATTGCTCTATTGATATATCTTCAATTGTTACAAATGGTAACCAAGTTTCCATAGAACTATTTATTGTATTTTCTATTTTTTCTGCTAAGTCATCATCATTAGGTTCAAATAATAATTCTTGCAATCCACTACCTAAATTTGGTTGCATTATCCTTTCATACTTTTTTGTAAGTAGTAAATTTTTTATATTTGATTTTGTTTGCTCAATTGTTGTAAATGATTGATTAAAAGCAGTATTACCAATTTGTATAGGCAGTGTTATACCGATAGCATAATCATTATACTGTTTGGTATCTTTTACTAATTTCTGCCCTAATACAATTGCCATTATTTCTTTTTAAATCTTTTTACCAATTCCGAATAATCTCTATTCAGAGCTTTATCTATTTCAGCTACTCCAGTGTTTACACCCAATCCAGTTGGTTGAGGTCCTTTGGCTAAATCACCATAACCCATTTTATCTGCAATTGCAGTTCTACCTACAATTGAACCCATATCACCTTGTCCAAAATTCATTGTTCTAAATCCACCATCACCTTGTGGTATTCCACCTCTAGTTTCGTTTAGTATTTGGTTAATCATTGGGTTTTTGCTAAATTGCTTTTGAGGCACTACTTTTGGTGCTACTGATTCGGTAATAGTCTCATCACCCAATATAGCCTTAGCCATTGAAATTCCATTTGATTGTGGTTTTGGTGCTATTCTACCTTCGGATAGCATCTTTTTCATTTCAGCCTTCACACCTTCCTTAATTAAAGCAGGTAATTGCTCTTTAAGCTCCTCTTTAATAAGAATTTGAATGGCTTCTAATAGTTTATCCATGTCCATAATATTCTATTCTTTGTTTGTTATGTTTATAAATATTTAAATTAAGTATTTTTGAGATTATGATAGAAACAATGTGGACTCTTCCTTTCTTCTCTTAACTAACCCTGGATATATTTTACCACTTTGAGACCCCTTAACCGGCCCATTTAATAATCCAGCTGCGGCTTCTGCATAGTTTCTATTTCTTATTGCTTGTGCTATTCCCTTTCGTAAACTACCACAATTATATACAAAACTCAAACATGCAGCTTTTTGTTTGTTATTTAAATTATTAAAATCTGCTTCTGATATTTTTGTTGCTCCAGTACCTACCAATCTACCTTTATATGATACAGAAACCTCATATTGTAGTACTTTTAAAGCATCTGCGGTGGTGGTGGTATCTCCATACTTAACATTTCTAATTTTGCCACCATCAAGTATCTTATCAGAACCAAATCCCAATCTAGGAGTTCCCTCGTCGTTTAAAGCTTTAGGTGAAAATCCTTCATGTCTACCAATGAATTTTGAAGATAGTGTTATCCAATCAGCGCTTAAATCCAAAGCACCTAAATTTACAATTGTAACATCAGTCCTACCAGAACTAAACCCACCACCCTTTGGTGCAGGTGGTAGAAATACAATAACATCTTCTTGTTCAGCACTTTCAAATGTAGTTGCATCTGCAGGCAAATCATTGATACTTAATATTTCATTTGATATTTCATTTTCTGGTTCTTGTTCAGGTTTTTGGTAAAGTTCGCCTGCAGGAATATCCAATGATACTTTTACTGATACTGGGGCTGGGTCTATGAAATATCCCGTCCAATTTATTATAGCAGGGCCAGGTGTGGCAAATGGAGGATATAACGAATTGGTAATAATGAATCCAGTTATTGTTGCTAAATGTGATTGTGCGTAAAATATAAAAATATCAACCAATGTTTGTGGTATAGTTGTTGGTGGAATTAGAAATGCCGGTTTCCATAAACCAGGCGTCATTGCCATATTATAATAAACTGATATATTTGAAACAGTACCAGGTGCTGGTATTATTGGAATTGGAAATTCATTTAAAACAGCGGAGCTCCAATATGCAATTACACCGGGTCCCATAGCACCTACTAAATCATATCCTACTGTTGATAATTGGCCTTGTTGTAATGCAAATTTAAATAATGTTTTCATAGTTTCAACATTACCTTGCTTTACACTTGCCATACTAATAATATCCATTCCCCTTTTTATACAAGCATCATATTCTTCCGCATATGTCTTAGCTACTAAATCTATATTATTTATAGATTCAGGGTTTTCACTCATTCTTACAATATTTTGTTTAAATGTTACCCAAGACATTTTATGATAATTGAGTTCGTTGACTTAAAATACTATTCAATTTTGATTTAATCATACCAAAATCAGGAGAATTTACAGGTCCTAATGCGGACGGGCCCGATGGTGTTAAATATTGTTGTTGTCCTATTGCATCTATTAATTCAGATAATATGTCTACTAATTGTTGTCCTTTTACCATTGGTTCTAAATCTTCACTTCCAAAAAACATAGTACCATTTCCTGTTACAAAGTTTATATCTCTATCATTTGTTATAATATTAATATTATCACCAACACTTATATCAATACCACCTTTGTTATCGATTGACATTGAACCATCTGATATAAATCCATAATTCTTTTTTGAATAAAATAGCATTTCTGCATTTTTTGCTGAAAGTATTATTCTTCCAGAGCTAAGAAGTAATTGGTCACCAATTAATTTTGTTGGATAATCTTCAAATGATTCCGGTTTAGTTTGAAAATCACCCTTACCTTTTTCATCTACTATTCCTGGTATAAATCCTAATTGATATTCTCCAGATGTTAAAGCTATTATTGAACCATCTTTATTAATATCTTCTTCAACATTTGAATTTTCTTCATTTTTTCTATTATCTGCAGATTCGCCATTTCTAATTATTATATTTGGTGCAAATACATTTTTTGGATTATTAAATGCAGAAAATCTTATTGATTGACCAAATCTAGATTGTATTAAAGAATCACCTTCATATAATTTTAATTTGTGAAGTTTTTCTTGAGGATTATAATATTTACCAAATCCACTATATAAATCAGAATCTCCTTTATTTGATTTTGGAATTCCGGTAACCGCTACACTTTTATAATTTTTTGCTGTATTTTGTGCTTGGGGTTTTTCAGAAAATTTATTTTTTATTAAATTCGAATTTGCAGATATAGATGGATTTGCTTCGTTACC